CATTTGGTTTAGGCTCAGGATCTGCAGGCCTATTCTTTCTTAAAAATTCTAAAAACTGATTCTTATATTCACTATTATTATCACCAGGTAATGTATCAAACTCATCTATACCTGCTTGTTCAATCATCTTATATTTTATATTTGATTGTTTCTTTTCTTTCTGTATTCTTCTTATAAAAGCATAATAGATTATCTGCGTGAAATAAGCAAAAGGATTATTAGATTTCTTAGGATTAAAATTATTTAAATATTGTAAGCAATTCTCTATACCATCACTAATCATATCATCTCTAAAGGTATAATTTATAAAGTTAGGTCTGTATGATAGGTGATTCGCAATCTTTAAAAAACATTCACCAATGTAGTTTGTCACAGGAGGTCTTTTTCTTTTCTTACTATCTGCCTTATCACAACGATCTTTATATTCAATCATTGCCTGTAAAAACTCTTTATTGTTTACATAATGTTCGGATTTTTTCTTTGTTCTTGTCATAATATTATAATACTATATTTTGTGTTTTTAGTCAAGCTTTTTACTAGTCTGTGGACACTTGACAGGTTAGGTTTTTCTGATATAATACCCTATGTGGGTTGTTCACCAGGGACCTTAGCTAGTGTATCTTTTTGCTAGGCATATCAAAGTATTCTTTCAGTTCATCGAGGTTCTCTTTCTCAGACATCTTATCATATTTCTCATAGTCTTCATCTGTCATATCTCTTTCTACAAAGGCAGGAAGTTTTTGGTCCTGTTTGTTTATTGTATTTACTAAATGATGGTATCTTCTAGTAAATGGCTCAGTTGCATTTGCTATAGTCATAATCTTATCTTTAGGTATAGTAATAATTTTATCGTTAGTAAAACCCACCCATTTAACCAATGCGATATAATCAGATATACCGACCTCAGTTATTCTAGGCACGTATTTAATTAACATTGGCTCAGACAATCTTATTAGTGTTTTATTATCTTTGATTTGTTCTTTTGGGATTACACAACAGATTTCTTCGCCAGATACTAGTCGAATTATTTTAACCATATTACTTTAGTTCCACACTATGGATCTCATATGCGAAACCCTCCTCGTTGTAAATATTTATTCTTTCCTGAAAGTGGGTCAGCGTAAAGTTCTTCTTTTCTTTATATGTTAGGTCATCCGATATGTCGTATAATGTCGCTGTATCTTTACTATCGCCTATTCTCAATCCCCTACCTATTGATTGTAGGTTTCTTATCCTGGACTTACTAGGACTAGCAAAAATAATGTTATGCAAATTCCTAATATTAATGCCCGTAGAGAAAGTCCCATAACTTGCAACGATAATAGCGTTGTCGCTTTTTTCTGTGATTGCTCTAACTTGTTCTCTTTGTTCGGTATCGACCCCTCCATAGACGAAGAAGACATCTCGGTCTCCTGCTTTTGTTCTAATAAGTTCATATAGATCCTTTCCGTGTTTTTCTACAAGTTGAAATAGTATCAGAGTATTACCATTCAAGGCTGTGGCTAGATTTCTGATATACTTATTTCTCTTTTCACTCTGAGCGAGGTACTCTAATTCTTTATGATATTTCTCTTTATAGATTGCTTTCGCTTCTGCTTCTGTATGTTTTAAGACAAGGCATACTATCTTTAAATCGGCAAGTTGTTTTTTCTCTATCAGTTCCCTAGTAGATACAACCTTATTAACTCTACCGAATAGACCTTCTAATACTAACTTATGGGTCTTAGTGCCATCTAAGGTACCAGTCATACCGATACGATATTTACAATCGGTCAGTTTCGTCATTATCTTCGTCAGAGATACAGCTTTAAATAGATGAGCTTCATCACCTATAACAGCACCGAAATCAGCGAAAAAAGTTTTTGGGAGTTTATATAGAGATTGCCAGGTAGAGATAACTATTCGTTTGCCATCCTCTATCTCGTAACCGTGGTAGTTTCTGCTCACGTTATTCTCTACATCATAACCATAGTCTTTGAAATCTTTGTATAATTGTTCTACCAGTGATGTCGTTGGCACTATTATGAGTATGTTGTTATCTATCACATTTAGGTAGTGTCTTACCAATAGATATGCGATAAGTGATTTACCAGACGCTGTGGGTGATAGTATTAGTCCTCTCTCGTAATCTAAGGCATATTTAAATGCGTCAATCTGATAGTCCCTCGGCGTGATAGACATATCATAAGACTTGACTAATTCGTCTATATCGGCGGCTGTGTGCGATTGAATTGTATGAATCTCGTTGATTTCTTCTATTTCTACGTTTTTCTTCTTACACCAGTCTTTTAGGTAGGGATACAATCCAACGTATAATTGACCTGTGGCATACGAATATAGACGTATCTTTCCGTCCCAAACTCTGTTTCTAAATTGTGGTGTAAACTTATAACCAGGCACCTCGAAGGAGAAGTAATCTGTCAATTCACGTCTGACATCTGCTTCTGCTTCTATTTTTAGATAAACCGAATTACTTTTTTCTACCTTTAACACGCTGCTCATGTAGTTTTTTATCTGCCTCTGCCATCGCTTGTTGTTTTTCTGGCGATTTGAAAGCAGCTGGTAGACCTAGATGAGGTCTGCCATCAAAGACGCAGTTCTCTCCGTAAGGACCATCTACATTATTATAGTGTAAAAATACTTGAGCATGATTTGCCCCTAAAAAGGGTTCACGCCAATGTTCTATTTCGCAACCTCTATAAACTATCATATCACCAGGTTTCATATGAATAGGTACTCCCCTATTATTGAAACCACCTGTTTTATCTACCCACATAGGCCAATCATAATTTTCCCAATTATTCTTTCGACCTTTTAAATTAGTATTATTGTATCCTAAACATAATGTAGTTGACACCTCACAGCTCGGTCTGTCTTTATGTCTTTTTAAATCATCACCTGTCTTATATAGTCGCCAGTATGAGTAAGTAGGTTTAAGATTTAGACCTGTAATATCTCTCATGCCTTGCAATCCATATTGTAGTAATGTTTCCATCGCTGGGTCACTATAACAAGAATATGTATTAGGCACTTGTCTATCTTCATAAGTACCATCTACATCTGGTCTGTAACCAGGCCATTTACTATTGACCATAGTCTTTACTCTATTGGCTTTCATCATTGCATAACCGTATAGGTAATCTGCAAGTATCGGTGGTATAAACTCTCTTATAACACAATACTTATTTTCTTTGTAAAATTTTGCTGTATCTTTTATCGCCATGGTCTCCCTAAACTCCATAACACTAATGAATATCTTGTACCACTAGTCACAGGCGTGACACAATGATATGTGAAACTAGGAAATATTATGATTGAACCTTGTGGTCTTATCTCCTGACATACCTTAAATCTCTTTTTGCCTGAGTGAGGACCAAAATCAAACTTTAGATTGCCACCTGAATAATTCTTAGGGTCAGTAAGATTTACCGTCATACTTATCTTTCTTACCTTATCCCACATATGTATATTATCTGTCCAACCAGAGGGTAACCAACCAGTCTTGCCATTTCTCTTTGTAGGTATATCTGCAGCCTTCATATCAGGTTCTGGTTTACCATCAGGCCTCATAACTACGAAACCTTTGTCATCTCTCTTAGGTGGTTTGAATTGTGGTTTTATGCCTTTACTAACATCGCCATCTTTTATTCTGACAGCAGCTTTATATACACTCTTATGATCAGATGAGCCATCAGCATGCCATCCATAGAATCCACCATTCTCTTTTCTACCATGATATACGGTAAATTGAAATGACTCAGAGTAGTCCCATTGCCAGTTCCAACCTGCTTGTGCATTTGCGTGATGTATGTAAGGATGAAATATATCGTATATCCATTTATCGCCTAACCATGATACATCACTATCTCTCACATAAAGTTTTTCACTATCTATACCTTTTTTAGCAAGTGCTTCTCTACTTAGAGCGTTAGTAGATATATCTGATACTTTATTACCTTTAAAATCTGTGCCACCTTTTTCTTTACCATCAAAGGTAGAGGCTGTTTTAGATATGCCTTTACTTTCATCCACGACCATCTTTGATAAACCGTGTGCGATAATTTTCTTACACATCTCTGGCTTGATAGCAGAGATATAATACATGTATGAATTTCTTAGTTGCATTAAATAACTCCTGAAGTAAACTTTTTCCAGTCTATAGCATTCTTAATTGTGAATGTTCTATTTGATATAATTTTTAGAGTCTTCTCTAAATAATCTACCGTTGTTTCTATATATGTTACCTTTTGCTCTAGTTTATTGACATCACTATCTGACTTGATGTACTTATCAACATCTTGTCTTAATACTTTTAGATTAAAAGGTTTTTCTTGGTATACACTAGGGTCTGCTTTGCCTGTGTAGTATTCCCATTTCTCTCTTGTAATTCTTGCTAAATCTTGTTCAGCAACCTTTAAAAGATTTTTATATTTTGAATGGTACTTTGAATATTTGTTGTGTAGTTGTGGCGTCTTTAAAGATTCTATATCAAGTTCTACGTCATTGATTTTCAAGTCTTTATCTGCCATTGTCTGTATTTCTTCTAATGTCATTATGTATTCACCTTTTATATTTATGGATATTTTATCCTATGGATATTATATCACAACTACTCAAAAAATCAAGCTTTATGATGTAGTTTCAATTGTTCTACCACCCGACACAGCTGCAAATTCGTATATCTTATATGCAAAGGTCACACTAGCAGTTAGATATTGTATATCAGTTTCTTGTTGGTTATAGTCTAAACCAGATAATGATATAGGATATATATCTCTAAATCTAACCTCTAAGGCTGCGTTGTTCTTACTTGACAATACAAATAGGGTTGCGTCTGAATATAGACCACCATCATCTTGTACTGCTTTTCTCACACGTCCT